CAATGGCTTCATGTCTGTCGGGACTTTTTGACTCAGACGGCGGTATGTCATACGATACTGCGGGTGGAGGAGTTGGGTGCTCTGTTAGATTTTACACGACTAGTCCGGTTTTGGCTAGACAGGTGCAATACATATTGTTGCATTTTGGAATAAGTTCATCTTTAAGCAACAGACAAAGAAATAGCAGCAGAACGGGAAACTTGTGTAAGGTAGGGTATGAGGTTCATATTAATGGCCTATTTGTAAAAAGGTTTTTTGATCAGATAGGTTTTAGAACCAAAAGAAAAAAGGATAAACAGGATAAGGTTGTTTCAGAAAAGAAAAAGTGGATGTCGTACGATGATAATGTTCCTTTTGATTCTGATTTTATAAAAGACGCGGTAAAAGTGCATCAGTACAAGAAGCGTAGTTTTTGTAGAGTTAAGCAGTACACTAGACATTATTTAAAAGAGCTGTGCGATTATTGTGAAGTAAAAAACCAAGATAACTATAAAAAAATTCTTGAGATTATTAATGATAGTATGTTTTTTGATGAGATTGAAAACATAAAAGATTTAATAAATCTACCAACATATGATGTAAATATCCCTAAAGGAAATGAGTATTGTGCTAATGGTTTTTATAGCCATAATACTGGCGATAAGATTCGTGGGCAACGTGCAAACGACCTGGTCTGCGATGAATTCAGCTCGATCCAGCCCGCCATCTTCGAAACAGTCATGGCCGGATTCGCGGCGGTCAGCTCAGACCCTGTCGGGAACGCAAAGAGGGCTGCTGCTAGAAAAGAGGCGGAAAAACTAGGTATTGAGCTGGAGTTTGACACTTCAAAAGATATCATTAAGTCTAATCAGATTGTTATATCTGGAACAGCTTATTATTCGTTTAATCACTTCGCTTCTTACTGGAGGCGGTGGAAAGCTATTATTAATTCCAGAGATGATCCTAGGGGGCTGGAAGAGCACTATCCAACAGGAATTCCTAAAGACCTTAATCCAGACGATTACTCGATAATTCGTATACCAGTAGAGTTAATCCCTGAAGACTTCATGGATATGGGGCAGATAGCAAGAACAAAAGGTTCTATTAATGCTGGCGTTTATGCTAATGAGTATGGGGCAGTATTCAGTGCAGATTCTGATGGTTTCTTTAGGCGAACACTGATTGAGTCTTGTATTGCTCACGAGGGTAAGATTTTCAAAAATAAAGAGGATTGCTATTTTGAGCCAAGAATTTATGGGGATCCAGACCTTCAATATGTGATGGGTATAGACCCGGCCTCTGAGAATGATAATTTTTCTATAGTTTTGCTCGAATTACACAAAGATCACCGCCGCCTAGTTTATTCGTGGACCACCACTAGAAAAAACCATCAGGCCAGACTTAAAAATAAACTGGTTGAGGAGCATGATTTTTATAGTTATGTGAATCGAAAAGTTCGCAACCTAATGGAAAGGTTTAATGTTGTTCATATTATAATTGACTCTCAGGGGGGCGGGTACGCTGTTATCGAGGCGTTCAAAAATGAGGGAAATATGAAGGAGTATGAACGTCCTATTCTGGAGGTTAGGGACCCAAATAAACCAAAAGATTCAGACCGTAGAGAGGGGCACCATATAGTAGAGCTGGCAAGTTTTGCGGACGCTAAATGGTTCTCTGAGGCAAATCATGGTATGAAAAAGGATATGGAGGAGCAGGAGTTAATATTTCCAAGTTTTGACCCGGCCTCACTAGCTATAGCTATAGAGGAAGATCAACTTATGGATCGTGTCGTTGACACAGTGCAGGACTGCGTAGAGGAGATTGAACTGCTGAAAGATGAGCTTTGCACAATCGTTATGAAGCAGACAATGTCTGGTCGAGAACAGTTCGTTACCCCGGAAGAGGTTACAAACGGCTCTAAAAGACGTCAAAAGAAAGACCGGTATTCTTCTTTAGTTATTGCTAATATGGTGGCACGAATCATTCAGAACGATGATACCGTAAAAATTAAGCCACACATCGGAGGCTTTGCCGGAAAGGTTAAGGCCGGGCCTGGGCCAATGTACTACGGTCATGAAGAATATTCGAAGGCTTGCTCTGACGCCTATAAAGATTATGATTGATTTTTTTACGTTTTTCCATAAAAACTTTGTATTTAGTTATATAGTTCAATTAAATAGGAGAACAGTATGACTGATGAATTACAAGAATACCGAAAAGAGTATGCTTCCGTGGTGGAAGAGTTCGGTACTGCAAGAAATAATCTGCAAAACACGATGCGGTCCTCCGCAAACCGACAATTTTTAAACGAGGACACCAATGTACACGTTGGTAGTGAATACACTAAAAGTGATTATTATTACTTTCGCCCCTCGGAAAAGCTAAAAAAGCAGCCAAAACTTATAATCAAGATGTGTATGGACGCCTATGATAATGTGGGCATCCTTAAGAACACTATTGATTTGATGGGGGATTTTGCCTCAAAAGGTATCACAATTGTTCATAGAAACAAAAAAGTAGAAAAGTTTTTGCGGCAGTGGTTCCGGACTGTTAAGGGGGTACAGGTAACTGAGCGTATAGCTAACAATTTTTATCGTGGTGGTAATGTTATCATTGAACAGATTAATGGTAAAATAAAAAAATCCACCGAAGAAAAATGGAAAGCTATTGGTTTTATTGATGACCCCGTAAAAAGTCGGGATATTCCTAAGCAGTATATCATTCATAATCCAATGTCTATTGAGAAGGTTGGAAGCTACTTAAGTTCTGATAGGGATAGGTTTTACCTCAATACTACGGCTGACCAATTAAGTAATATTAATATATTTACAGGGGAAGCGACTACAACTCAAAGGCTTGAAAACGGGATTGTTGAGCTTGATCAAAATAGAATTTTTGATTATTATTACAAAAAAGATGATTGGGATTTGTGGGCTAAGCCTATGACATACGCAATCATGAATGAATTGATGATGCTTGATAAGGTCCAGCTGGCAGATATTTCAGCTTTGGATGGGGCGATATCTAATATTCGTTTGTGGAGCCTTGGTAGTTTTGAGCATAATGTATTCCCAACTAGAGAAGCAATCAATAAAGTTAGGCGTATTTTGTCTAACAGAAATGGTGGCGGAGTTATAGATTTGGTGTGGGGCCCGGAGTTAAGTTTTAAAGAGTCTAACACTGAAGTACATAAATTTTTAGGGAAAGAGAAGTACGAGGCAATTCTTACCCTGATTTATGCCGGTCTGGGCATTCCTCCAACAATGACTGGGGGTAGTGGGGCTGGCGGCGGTGGTTTCACCAATAATATGGTGAGTATCAAGACTTTAGTTGAAAGACTTCAATATGGTAGAGATGTCTTAACTGATTTTTGGGAAACGCAGCTTAGTAGAGTAATGCGGGCTATGGGTTTTCCTGGTGTTGCCAGGGTAATATTTACTCACAATGCTCTCTCTGATGAGGCTGCTGAAAAATCTCTGCTTATAGATTTGGTTGATAGAGACATTATTTCTATAGATTCTGTTTGTGGCGTGTTTGGGTTCGATCCAGATATTGAGCAGTTTAAAATTAATAGAGAGGCTAGAAGTAGAGGGGTTTCTATTCCAGATAAAGCAAGTCCTTACCATAATCCTCAACCAGAACATGAGCTTAAGAAAATTGCACTTAATAGTGGAATTGTAACTCCTGGTGAGTTGGGGGTAAAACTGAAAGAGCGAAAAGAGGGTGAAGAAACTCTCCTTGAAATAAACCAGAAAAACGCAGAGAAGAATCAAAAGGCTGAAGTTAATAATTCACCTAAGGGGGATGCTGGTAGGCCATTTAATGCCAAAGATGATGGGCCACGCAAGAAGAAGGTGGTTAAGCCTAGAAGTGTTGGTTTTTTAACTGATTTAATTCTTTGTCAGGATGCCTACGACAAGGTCGGTAAAATGCTTGGCCCGGCATTTCTAAAGTCGGTTGGTAAAAATAATTTAAGGCAGCTCACAAAAGATGAGTATCTTAATATGGAGAGGATGAAATTTCATTGTCTTGCGTATTTAAATGATGATCGTTCCAATGATGGGGTGCCGTTTGATTTAAGTACGGAGAAGGTTCGTGCCGCCCTGTTGAGGGGTGACCACCCAAAATACAGCGAGGCTAAAACGATTATTAATGATTTTGCCGAACAAAACGGTAAATATCCTAGCATTGAAGAAACCAAAGAGATTTACACTATCTCTCTAACAAAAGACTAAAAGTCCACAAAACTGCGGATATTTTTATTTTTTCAGAAAAAACATTTAATTTTTTTACAAGTTTTTTAAAAAAAACTGTATTTGTTAGTAGTAGAAAGGTTTATCATGTATATATTCGAAGCTGAGAAGCGTGATGGTTTAGCCCCTCTCATTGATAATAATGTATTAGCCTATCGATCTGTGGCGTCTGCAGCCAAGAAATTTAAGCTTCCAGAATCTGTTGAAAAAGCACAGGCTTCTAACCCTAATCAGTTAGACTTGTTTTATTTAGACAGTATTCTAGCTAGTGTTGGGTGGAATGAGAATGATGATATTTTTGATCCGCTAGACATGTGGAACGCTCGAACTACTCCAGTCGACAAACAATTTAACTATATGCATGATGAGTCCGATATCATCGGCCACATAACAGCATCTAGGGTAGTTGATGAAAATAATAATTTGTGGTCTGGAGAAGAGCCTCCTAGTAAGTTTCATATCGTTGTTAGCTCTGTTCTTTACACTCACTGGTCAGACGATGAGCGACAGGAGAGAATGAACAAAATCTTGGCTGAAATTCAGCAAGGTCAATGGTTTGTTTCTATGGAGTGTCTGTTTAATAAGTTTGATTATGGTGTAATTACACCAAACGGCGAACAAAAGATCATAGCTAGAGCAGAAGACACAGCATTTTTAACGAAACATCTTCGTGCTTATGGTGGCACCGGAGAGTTTCAGGGGCATAAGTTAGGCAGGGTATTGCGTGGCTTTACTTTTTCTGGTAAAGGTCTTGTAACCAATCCTGCTAACATTGATAGTGTTATTTTTAGTGCTACTAAACATTTTAGTGGGGTTACGGCCTCTATTCAGGAGACAGGTATGAGTGATGTATTGAAACAAGAGGTTGATGAGCTGAAGGCGGAACTTAAGGCCGCTAAAGCATCAATCGATCAGAAAGAAACAGAGAAAAACGAAATTTTCGCTAAGCTTTCTGAGATTGAAAAACAGGGTACAGTTGAAGCTATTGCAAAGGTTGAAGCAGAAAAAGCTGAGCTTGAAAGACAGCTCGCCGCTATTAAGGCTGACGTTGAAGCAAAAGATGAGACCATTGCTACTCTTAAAGCCGGTAAAGAATCTGCAGAAGCGTCTGTAGTTGAACTTACCGCAAAGATTGAAGCTGCGGAACTGGAGACATTGAAGGCCGCACGTCTTGCACAGCTGGCTAAGGCCGGCGTTGATGATGAAGCTAAAGCCCTTGAGATTGTTGAAAAGTTCAGCACCGTTGATCCAGTCGTTTTTGATGAGTTGGTTGCCGCTTATTCTGGCAAATTCCCATTTATGAAAGACGAAAAAGACGGCAAAAAAGATGACAAAAAGAAAAAAGGCGACGATAGTGAAGATGCTAAGGCAGACGTAACTATTGACGACGATGATCTTGAAAGCACAGAAGCCAGCCTCAAGGGGACCGAAAAAGAAGTAGACCTTCAAAAGGTTCGGGCTGAAGTTTCTGAATTCCTTACTGTAAGCATTAATTAGGAGAGATTATAATGGGTTTAAGACCAGATCGTAGTTATGAAGGCCTGGAGCACATCGACTTTTTCTGCAATGACACTACGGCAACCCGTGGTGGAATTGTTTGTATTAGTACGGCGGGTTCCGGTGTTGCTCTAGACAGCAGCTCTGCTGTTGTTACTTACGCTGCCGATCCTTCTGGTATGCGACCACTTGGTGTTCTTATGCAGGACGTAGTTAATTACGACCTCACTACACGAGACGCCAATGTTCACAAACAAGAAGTTCAGGCAGGCGGAAAAGTTACTGTTAGAGACCAGTGTGTTGTTGTTACAGATAGAGTGTGGCCAGCCGCTACTCCTTCTGCCGGTGATACCGCATAC